AATAGTTACTGTATCTGCCGCTGTAACAGCCGCTCCAGCAAAAATTAAATCATCATTCAAGTCTGATGGTGGATTCACAATAATGATGTCAGTTGTAGCCGCACCAGTTAATGTGAATGTTGTTGCACCACGGGTTGTTGCGTTGAGGTTAGCGGGGTCGATTTCTACTGTACCGAATTCGATACCGTAAACCATGTCGTTGTCGCCGATTTGTAGAGCGCCAACTGCCGCTTCACCCTTTGTAAGTCTGTTTACTAATGCCATTTTTTTCTCCTAAATAAAGGAAGGGAGTGAGACCGTCAAAAGTCCCACCCCCTTCTTTTAACTAATTAAGCGACGATTGTGTTCCAGAAGTAGCCGAGGTCAGAAGAAATAACTTTATTATCGAAAGCCATTTCTGCTTCAACGCGGTCTGACTTGATGGATTCCATACGGAACTGTGATGTTCCGATTGTTGCGCCAAGTCCACCTGATACACCAGTCCATGCGAATGTGTATCCAGCAGAAGGGGTCAATAGCCCAGGCTGAGGAGCAACATGGCAAAGAAGAGCCTTCTTACCATGAGCGAAGCCGTAGGCTTCTGCCGCACCTTCAACATTTGTTGCCTTGACTGCCTTTGCAACCATAACGCGAGGAATGTCGAACATTGCGGCCAACATATCGGTTGTGATTGTCTGTGATGATGTGTACTTGATGCGGTCTACAAGGTCAGGGTGATTCTTTAGTGACTTGAATACATCGTATCCAAGAACCAAAGTGTTCGCTTCCATTCCTGTGTTGCCCAAGATTTCAGCCTTTCCAGCCTCAATGTCTGAGATTGGGTCAGATGATGTGTAGTCAGACCATTGCTTTGTCTGTCCTGAAGATGGTGAACCAGCAACGCCAGCAACATCGTCAGCCCATACGCCAGTTCCAAAGAAATCGGATACCCATTGTAGTTCACGACGAAGCATTAAACGGCGAGTAACGAACTCTGTTGCCTCACGAAGAGGGTTTAGAGGAGCGTCTGCGTTAGCAACAGTTTGGTCATCAACATCCTTGTGGAAAGCCCACACATCTGCTGAATATGTTCCTGTTGAAAGGTTGTAACCGCCACCAGCAGATTCAGTTCCAGGCGCACGGCGTTGAGCCTCATCGCGGAACCAATCGTTCTTGGTGTAAGTAAAGTATTTATCGCTCTTCTTATCGACAGGGATTACTGGGAATACCTTGTCTGCGATAAAGTTATCTTGGTTCTGTAAATAAGCAACCGAGATATTTGTAAGAATTGCGTCCACATGGACGGAATTGATATTTGGCTGTGGCATTTTTAGTTAGCCCCCTAGTTCGCTCTTGTTGGGTTTGAGCAATTAACAACGGCGGTGATGACTTCAGCATCGGCTCCTGCCGCTGTAAGTGCCTGACCTACAACATATTGAGTGGTATCGGTTACAGCAATCTTGTCTGCCTTACCTGCTGAGGTAACGCTCAAGAACGCAGGAAGTGTAATTGCTTCCCCTGCTACTAATTTAGTTCCACCTGAAACAAGAACTTCTGCTTCTTGTCCTGAAGTTGGAGCATTTTGTAAAACGCCAACTGGTACATCTGTGATTGCCGCGATAGCGACTGCCTCACCTGATGAATTCAACTTGACGAAGTTGTACTGCTTAGCGGAAAGGTCGGCACCTGCAACGAGGGTGACCTTTACCGAGTAATTGGAGATTTCGTATGCCATGTTTTAGGCACCTTTCTCGGATAGGTATTGGCTGTAAAGGTCAGGGTTTTTTGACGCAACATCAGCCATCGCCTGTGCGAATGACTTTGCTACACCCTCTTCAACAGCAGACTTAGCAAGCGTAGTCATACGCTCATAAGCATTGCCTGATTTGAAGTCCGCAGATTTGCCGATTTCTGCAAAAATAGATGCTGATTCAGCCTGAGCATTAACAGAAGAAAGAATCTCTTCAACGCTCTTTGCTAGTTCTGAATCTGTCTCAGACAAGCGACGAAGCGCTGGTCCAACTTTTTCAGCATTGATGTTGAGGTTAGCCCAACCCTTTGCCTTTTCGACTGCCTGTGCATCAGCACGGGCAATACGCTCTTTGCGAAGTTCAGCGGTAGCCGCGTCTGCTTGCTTTTTTAAGTCTGTAATCATTTTAACAACTGAGCGAGGAGCGGACTTTAGATATTCCTCTTCCTCTTCCTTCTTTTCAGAATCCATTTTCATGGTTTCTTCTTCAGGCTTCTTTGAGTCCTCGTCCATCGCCATTACAACTTCCTCTTCAGGCTTTAATTCCTTTTCGGCGAGTTTGGCTTCGAGTTCAGCGATACGGGCTTGCGCCATCGCTAATTCTTCCTCAACGGTTTTTTCAACCTTATCTTCAGTTGCCTCGGTAGTTTTAATATCCTCCATGTTGGAGTCCTCCTTGGTCAGCGATTTGTCGAGAACCCTCTGAACTTCAGATTCGGATGCTGACTTCATTACAAGCCAACCTTCATGTAAGTGCGCTGGATGGTCTACGCCACTCGTTTCCTCGATGGCAAGATTCACCATTTTGCGGGTACGGGGTTTTGCCAATTTATGCTCCTAACAAACTAGAGGTAAGTTTTTTTAGCATAGGGCTAATAAAACTAACCTCGGGTCTTGACACGCTTAGAATACCATAGGTGTAATTCGAACCTTTTATTGGTTAGCCATAACCCTTGTCTTAGCCAAGGCTTCAATCAAATTTGGCGATACCCACATTGAAAAAGGATTTTCGTTAGCCCAAAAACGAGCCAATCTAAAGTGATAATCGGTTTGGTCTATCTTCGTCCATACAAAAAAGGCTTGAGCGTCGTTGGGCAGATTTACTTGAATTCCAGCATACCCAGGCGGGGTTGAGACTCTTTGAGCATCAAGATTCATCGATTTAAGAATGTTCATCGTGTCATCAATGATGCTAAACATTAGTTCTTCTTTCTAGGATAATCCATTGTGTCCATCCACTTTGGGTCATCATAATCTAAATCCGAAAACTCGCCTTCAGAGTCGTCTTTGTAAGGAACAAAATCTCGCTTTGGGTTTTTAGGCTCTGAAGAATCTTCGCCCTCTGAATCATCACCATCGCCACCATGACTAGACTGGTCGTGGTCGCCGTGCTTCTCAATATCTAATTTTTTTTTAGAGTAGAAACTTTATGTCCAACTTTAGTATCAGTTGGCTTGCCATCACGGTATAAAACAATTAACGCCGCAGGGTCATCTTCAGTTCCTTCAATTTCAAATGATGAATCAGGAACATTGATTTTGCCCGAGCGCTCAATTCTTAAAACTCTACCTTCGGCTGTTCCACCTGATGCGTCCCATGAAACTTTGTCACCGACTGATACAGCCTTACTTAATACTATGTTTTTTTTTACAGCAACAGCCTCGTTGATAGATTTACCCATACGGCGCATTGCTTCCATAACCATTGACTTTGCGTATCCGCTAAGACCCTTGAATCCGAACTTTCTAACATCTTCTTCAATCATCTTAAATTCATCTTCGTCCATACCAGCCAAAGGTCCCTTACGAAGTTCAAGCAACATTCTTAGGTCTTTTTTCATACAGTCTCTTCCTTCTTAGGTTTTTTCTTTGACGGGGACATTATTGTATCAATATGTACATCCGACACCGTTGGGTCGTTCTTTTCTAAGTCTATATCAACGAATAAACGCTCTGCTTTTCCGCCGATTGAATAGCCACGAATCGCTCCTTCGCTCACCATGTTCCAAGCCCAAGGCTCCCAAATCACACCTAGAAAAACTGTGTTAGGTGGATAGGTGTGTTCTAAATCTTCGCCTTCAGGAGTCTTGATAGGAACGGTCAATGAATATGGGAACGCCATAACTTCTACCCATTCTCCAGCAACTACATCACGGTTATGTTGTAAACGGATACGACGGTCATTACTTCGAACATAATCCCAAACCGCTCTTTGTAATTCATCTGAATCTGTCCACTCTCCGTGAGCATCTTCCATATCAGGGATGTACATTGCTCCAAGCGTGTAACGCTTTTCGCCTTCGGCTTTCTGTAAGTCAAACTTGCCTAGAGCCTTTGTTGCACTTTCAGTAAAGGCATCAGGGAAAATCTGTCGGGCTACCTCTTCGGTAACTTCTTGGAATTCACCTTCGCCTTGAACTAGATAGCGCACAACATCAGCGTCGGGATTGTCTACCCAACTCTTTGTACGAATATCCCATCTGTCCTCGACCATGGATGTTTCTCCGCGCTCGAAACGATAAATGTTTATCGCCTCGCCATTCGCGCCTAGTTTTGCGAAATACCGCATACGGCTATACCTCCTCTCGTTATTGTCCATATAATATCAACCCCAGTTGATTTAGTCAATCCTGCTTGCTGGGCAGTCTCAAAAGTTTGGACTACGAGCGTTCCAAGGGTTAAGAGTTTTCCCATGTTTGCGGGGCGAGGGATTGCCTTAGCCTTATCCACCATTCTGTCCCAAATGGCTTGGCGCTCTGTATTGTCTTTAGAAGTACGGTAAGTCTCATAGTCATTATGTAAATCGACTTCCTTAACTCTATGAGAATTTGGAGTGTGGAGTTGTAGTTCAACCTTAACCCCATCTTTACTAAGTTTGATATTGGTACCGTCATAAGGGTCACCCGCTTGCCAAAAGTTTTTAACCGATTCAACTTTCCAACCAGTTTCTTCAACTGCCTTGATTGTTCTTTCTACACCATCTGTGTAGTTATCTTCATCAACATTAAGTGTGTAGCGAACACCATCGGAAATTGCGTTTGCCGCTTTCTCTCTATCTCCACCATGGTCTTTTTCAGCATCCGCATCAATCTTGCGAGCAAGAGAATCCGTGGACTTTAATCTTTGTTCGAGAGAACTCTTGCCATCTAGTTCAGCAAAATCAGCATCAATGGTTTTAGCAATACCTTCCATCAAAGATGTGATTACAGGTTCTACTGCTTCAGCGTCTCTTCTAATTCTTTGGGCTTCTTTAACCGCGGCAGGGCTTCGCTCTGATGATGCAGGTTTATCAGGTGCCATAGCGGGGCGACCACTCGAACCCTTATCTTCTCCACCACTACCTCCGCCATCCCGATTTCCGTGGTCGGCTTGGTCGTGGTCTCCGTGCTTTTCAACTTCGTTTTCATTTCTTTCCACCATTGATTCTGCCCAAGCGAATCCAGCATCTCCGCCCCAAGCGTCCCAAGCAACTCTTCCACCGCTAGGAAAACCTTTTTCTCCACGGCTGAAGCCAAGTGCTGTTTTGTCTCCTTGATGTCGAGAGAAGAAAGATTTCATTCGCTTTAATGTTTCAAGAGAAACACTTTCGCCTCGGGCTAATTGACCCGCTCTTGTTCTTCCAACTCTTGTAAATCCATCACCAGCAAGTCCAGCATCAATCCATTCGATTGCTCGTTGCGCCGCATCTCTTACTGATTGAGGAGGTTTGTAATTTTCTTCGGCTTTGAAAAACTCGATTTGTCTTAGGCGCTCTTCAGCCTTTTCCTTAGAATCATAACTTCCAAAACTTCTAGTTCCAGCCTCGTTGTAAACAACCCATTTTCCATCTTCTTCTTGGATACGCTTTTCAACTGGCTCAATCCGCATCTGATAACCATTGACAGTTAAAAAAGTTTTGATATTGCCTTCGGTATCACCCGTAG